ATTGATGACTTGATGTCACCAATGTACTCGCGATGAGAAAAGATAATGTCACTTCCTTTCTTATCACTACCAAAGGATGGTGGACTAGCAACATACGGGGATTTCTCCACGTTTCTGCCAGCACTAAGCAAACTGTTTTTCCGAACAGTATACTTTCCAAAACCAAGTGCACGTGCTATCCAACTCCCTGCATCACCCAGCGCGCTACTTGCTGCACTAACGAGCGGGGCCGGTATTAATTTACCAATACCTGGTATGAGGGGGATTAATGATCCCAATCCCTCTCCAGCGGCACGAGCAATCTTATTCACAGTACCAGGCGGTTTACTCAGGTTGTAGTCCCCGTGTCCCCTGACTTTCTGTGTCTTCATACTCGTGTTGACATGCTTCTTAGGAGCATGAGCGACGGCAGTTTTCTTCTTAACCATGTTCAAATTTTAAACCAGTGGTGTGTGAGGCCACACTGATTTAGTAGCACACACACAGCGCTATTGAACATAGCCAACATACAGAGAAAAAGCTTCACGTTCTGAGAACCATGAAGACATAACTGACTTGGGCGTAACACCACGCACCTCTGAATCTGAGTTAAAAAGCTCTCGATTGTTTGCGAGCAACCAATCACGATATTGATCTATGATAGCTCTCGCTGGTGTAAAGAATGCTTCCACATATAAGGCATTTGCTCTATAAGCTGCCCATAGTGGACTCCTATCCTTGCAACCGAAAACCAATGAACACAAATTCTTTGATGCACTTGCTACTGGGACCCAAACATCATATGTGTCAATGTGTGCAAAGCCCGACGACAGAAATTTTAACTCTGTCAATGGTCTGAACTCATACACGTCATCCTCCGATGTTATACGAAAACCAATAGTGGCAGCAACAGCTATGAAATCACGTACATTCCACCACTTTGCTGCTTCGTCACTAACCGTCCCTGTGTTGTCATCACCATACAGAGCGAGCTCAAAGTGCTCCATAAGGTAATCATGCGTCATTTTTGAACCAAATCTCTTCTCATACATAATTGATGTGCAATACACGAACATGATCATCAACACAAGTGTGTTATCCACTACTGTGTTGGATGACCCTGATGGATTGCCACCATGTTTTTGTACAAGATCGCCATTACTCAACACCATCACTGAGTGTACGATGTGAGTATATAACCGTTGAAGTAACAGTTTACTCTTGCTATCAGTATTTTTCAAGCAACTCATGCGGAAATCACAAACTTCCATTAGTAATCTCTCACACACGCTACTATCATATTCACTGACATCCAAAGCAAAACCATTCTTATGCTTCAACAATCGGCGAGCTAGTTTATCCCACCCTCGGTAGAATTTGGTCATTCCAACAGCACTCCAACAGTGCCCCTTACTCCCCGCTTCATAGAACTTATTGTTCATGTCTAGGCAAAGAGTATTGAGTGCCACTGTCATTTCGATCGGTGCTGCACAAAAAGTGCGCAACTTATTTGCTAACACTTTCTCCTTAGGTCGCATTTCTGCTTTAACAGAGCTTGTCCAAATTGGTATATAACGCCGTTCATTTTCTTGATCATTTATAAAGTTCTTGAGGTACGGTAATGAAAAATCCGTTTCAAGGAACTCCCGTTTGTCCATATAGTGCAGACTCACCGGGTACCCTCCAGAAGTGGACTTATCCAACTCACCAACAACCTCTTCAACGCTCAACACGTTCGAGGCTCCCATTATTGGTCTAAAGTAACGCCGCATTGCTTGCACAGCAAAATTTAGGTGTTCTTCATTAAATGTTGGTGGAGGTTTGCCATACTTTGAAACTGAGGGCAATTCAGCTTCAATGTTGGCATTTGCATACCTATGTGTATCAGGTATGGGTATTCCCTTCTCTTTGAAAAATCGTAGTGCATTTTGGTCAACACCACGATCGCGGTAATGAATTTGGCGATGTAACTTGCCAATGTAGTCAAAACAAGTGCCCAATATGCGTGTTGTATCTATCGCAATATGAGCTGGGCCGCCCAGAACTGGGTCTGGTATGTGGCATGTTTGACTGGCTTCGGTGACGCTTTGCAACGGCGACACCTGCCCTAGAGGTTTTTTGGGAGAGACGCTCGAACTGCATCGAACAAGTATCCAGAATTGTATACATTATTCCCGCTCAAGTCCTCCATCCCCTTCGACCCCACATTGTGCAAAGCCACCACTTTATTCCCATGTATTACAGGTGCTCCGCACCACCCGTCCTCAGTGCCAGCACTATAGACAAGCCGATTGCCGTTTTTCTCAACTTCACGAACAACACCCATTGATGTCTTTCGTATGTCTTTCTCATCATAAATGGAAATTGATACTAAACCTTGTACTGCTGGTCGGTTGCCAACTGGTAAGACACTAAGGCCAGTGACTTGTGGAAAAACCACCCAATCGAGTTTTGTGCCATTGACTTCCACCCGCCGCATCTTCTTATGGTCGAGTTTTACCGTCATTGGCACCCAATTGTCTGATTTCCCATCTGAGCCATCTGCGCGTTGT